GCTCCAGCGAACCCACCGAGAGCATCGTTTTCAAAGACATCATGCCCTGCTTGCTAGAGGCCCTCCGAGTGGCCGTTCGGATGCAGCGTGCTGGTGAGAAGTTCATTCCGGAGGAAGAATCGGAATGGCAACAATACTATATCAGGAATGGCATTCCGCTCACGGATTCAACGATTCCGGAGGGGAAGGGCGCTGACGACAACAACCTACTACATCAAGTTCGAATAGTTTCAGACTCTCTGCCAGGTCGTTGAATTCCCGTATGTGTTTGTCGAAATCGCCGACAGTCATCTTCTTGCTGGAATATGGATACCCGCCGGATGCAATTGCTGATCGGCCCGCGTCTACTTCTTCGGTGGCGGTGGCGCAGTGGTCTTCAGCATAGAGGGGCTGGCGCCGGGCATTTTTTCTCTGGGACGTTTCAAAATGAGGATGCGTAGGTAATCGCGGCTATCAGTACACCGAGGCAGGCGGCGATTAGTGCGGAAAGACCTAGTTTTGACGTAATCATCGCATCAACAACGGTCGGGCTCGGCATGTCGCGCGCCCGGTCCATCACTCGTTCCATCCTTTCTTCGATGCGGATCTGAGACGCGCGGATTGCATCGACGTTGCCATCGATACGTAGGACTGCCTGTTCAAGTCTGGTGACCCGTTGTTCCATGCCGCCTCTTGGTGGTTCGCCCCCATCATGTGGTCCATCGCCGTCATAAGGCAAGCGATCGCTGAAACGGACTATTGTAGAGGGGTGGCGCGGAACCTGATTACTTTGGTGTGCCATCTTCGTTCCAGATGCATTGGTAAGCATTCTTCAAGGCCTCATCCAGTTCTGACGTCGCCGCCCTCATGGTCCTGACCGTGTCTTCTGTCGGGCGCGCGCCGCGGGCGGTTTCGGATACCGACCTGGGAATCTCGAATGCTATCCTGGCGACTGATTCAAGTGCGATGAACAGGTGGGCGCTTGCGGCCTTAACTGCCGAAAGCTCCTGCTCTAATATTTCGATACGCTCTTCTTGTGTCATTCCAGCCTCGCTTTCACCGCCGTCCCAGACGCGACCAGCATCACCATGTTGCCGGCGCCAGAAAGTTCGACATAGTCTAGGTCCACGCCGACAACGGCATTGGCGCCGATCTCATATGCTTCGCGGCGCAGTTCGTGCAGGGCCGTCTTGCGGGCATCACGCATGGTCTTCTGGACCGCCTTGGATCGGCCGCCGAAAACATCGCGCACGCCCGCAAACAGATCCTTGAAAATGTTCATGCCGAAAGCGCACTCAGCAGTCACGATATCGATGCGTTCGACGATCTGGAACGGCGCGACTGCTTCGGTGGTGAGAACCACGGAGGCAATGGCTTCTTTTTCTTCCAGCCGCTCCTCGAGCTTCGCGTCAACGACCTTGTCGCCTTGCGTCTTTCTATCTCGTTTTTCGACGATTTTTGCTATGTGGCATTTGCGGCATAGGCCATTGCCGAACGTCGTGAACATCCCAATCTGTGTTCCGCAGTCCTTACATTCAGCCATGGGCAATTAAGTCCTCAAGTTGTCTTTCATCCACAGGTTTTCCACAGATTCGCCCCAAAGTTGTTTCGCAGATTCAACAGTCAAGCCGTTGATCGCTAAAACTTGTTCGCACAATGTTCCTCCCGAGTGCTGCGATTAGGGGGTGAGATGAATGAACGATGACCATCTGTCTGCGCTGGAAGAGGTTCTGACTGAACTTCCTGAAGATGCCATCATCGCTCTCGCGATGGGCCTGCAGATTGCCGGCGAAGTTCCGGGACTTTCTGTAGAGAGGCGGCTTGTTCTCGCAGGAGAGTTAGCCCGGCGGCATTTAGGTCAGCCGCCTGCGCCATAATGGTTTCTAGAGCATCTGGTGCAGAGGGCGGATCAATCAACGTGAAGCCTAAGAATCGCAGGAGTGGCAGGAACTCTCGAGGCTGCACATTCCGTTTATCGCTCAGTATCTTGGAGGCATCTTGCGAACTTATGCTTAAAGCGCGCGCAAGGTTTGCCACTTCGCCGCGCGCTCCTGACATTCGCGCTCTGATCCACGCGCCATTGATCACGTCATCTTCCATAGCTTCGTATGTTGCGGTTTTCGCACAGCTTGAATACGGCGAAAATCGCACATTAAGCGCTTGACCAAATGGTGCGAAGATCGCACATTGCGCGCATGGAACCAGCACTTACCATAATTGAGATATGCGGCGGGGTGGCGGCTGTAGCAGCGATGACTGGTCGTAGCGAGGCGCGTGTACGTCGCTGGACATACCCCAAGGATCGCGGCGGCAGCGATGGAATAATTCCCGCTGAGGTCCAGATCGCCTTGTTGGGTTGCGCGACAAGGCGTGGGATTGATCTGAAGCCAGCCCATTTCTTCCCGTGGTTTTCGGAGAATCCGCCCCCCCAAACCTCCGAGGACGCAGCATGAGCCAACATGCTGCGTCCTCATTTGATGCTCCAACAAATCACTCATCACGTGATCAACATGGAGTATCGAGCATGAAAAATCCTTCACATTCGACGGACCCGGCTGCCGCCAGGCGATGGTTCCGAAACCTGCTGTGGCGTGCCTTTCCGGCGCCATCAGAACGCGACCTGGCCAACCGCGCGGCGAAGGTGCTGGATGTATCGCCCCGGCAGGTCATCAACTGGCTGCGCGAGGATCACGATGCCTCGCTGCGCTACGTGATGGCGGTGATGGCAATCGCGGGCGCCGAGGTCGTGTTCGGCAGGATCGAGGGGCGCAGATGAGGATCTACAATTACCTGATGGGCCGGTTCTTCGAGGCGCGCGCGATCCGCGCGCTCAACCTGCATCACCGCTTCAAAGCGGCATCGGAAAAATTCTTCCAGCGGCTGGACCGCGAGGACCGGAAATGAAAGAGATGACAGGGCTTTGTGGTCGGCAGGATCACGTCGACAAGCATCCCGTTGCCGGGGTGTCAGAATGTAGCCATGAAGCAACTCCTTTCATGGCTGCTATGTGGCCGCACTGGCCACATGGATGCCGTCACTTGGGATTGGGGTTGACGGTTTCCACCCGGGGACGATTCGTTGGTGCGGGTCGTCCCCGAAATCTCGCGGTCGCGCCAACCTTCGTCACGAGCCATGATGGGTGCGCGACATGAAGCGGATCCCGGCAGCGCGTATTCGGTCCGTCTGGCAGAACCCCGGGTTGACGACGGCAGAGGCCGCCGCACAGGTCGGCCTGACCAGGACGAACCTCTGGCGCCGGGCGAAGGCGCTTGGCCTTCCACCCAGAAAATGCGGCCGGCGCTGGCGCATCGGCAACGATTCAGCGGTCGAATTCGCCCGCATGTGGCTGCGCGGCGATCTGATCGCAGATATCGCGCGGCATTTCGGTGTCTACGAGTCGGCGGTGATCTATCGATGCCGGTCGCTTGGCCTTCCCTTGCGCGGCAATGCTGCACGCCATTGTGCGGCAGGCCGCGAGGATGAGTTTGCCGCAATGTGGGCGGCGGGCGTCAGGACCGTCGACATTGCCACGCAGTTCGGCGCCAAGAGCCGCACCGTTCTCGAGCGCGCGCGGAAGATGGGTTTGCCGCCTCGCGGACGGGGCAGGGCCCGCTTGTCGATCGACGCATGGCTTGAGATGCAACTGGCCGAACGGATGGCCAAGGCGGCACAGCGCGAGCAGTCTGTCGCGCGAGCTCGCGGGCTGCGCGACCGGGTGCTGGCATGAACGTGCAGCTAGCCCCGGTCGAGGATCTCGACGAATATCCGCTGTCCTCCGAAGAGCGTCTGGACAGTCACTATTTCATGGCCTGGGAGCGCCGCCGCTGGCTGAACTGCGACATGCGCCTGAAAGGCACCGCGGAGTGCCGTGCGCTGTATTTCGACCTGATCAACATCAGCTATGACCAGTCGCCGGTCGGCACACTGCCCACCGATTACGCGGTGCTGGCGAAGATGCTGTTCGTTGATCGCGATCACTTCACCCAGCTCTGCCGGTTGGAGTTCGGGCCGCTCCACAAGTGGCGGCGCGTCAGCTGCGAGGGCGAGGTCAGGCTGATGCATCCGATGGTGCTGCGCGGACTGACGGAAGCGATCTCGCGCAAGGAAGATCACCGGGCACGCAGCGAAGCTGCCAGTGTTTCCAAACGGCTCATGCGGCTGCGGTCCGCCTTGGCGGGCTATCAGGCCGACCTGGCGCAGAACGATGCGGCCGTGCGCTGGATTGATGAATGGCTGATCCAGGAAGGCTGCGAATACAGGTCCTCGAGCTGGATCGAACGCGGCATCGCCCGCTGGTCGGATCACATGCTGGATCTGACGATGTCGCGCCGTCGCGGGCGGCCATGAGATTTCCCGAACTGTCCTGACACTGTCCGAAAGACAGTCTGAGACAGTCCAAGGACACTTCAAGACTGTCTCGTTCGATAGAGACAGAGACAAAGACAGAGAAAAAGACAGAGGCCCTGTCGCGACATTTCAGGCGGGGCACCTGTGGATAAGTGGTCAGGCTGAGAAAAGGAGGAAGGGCGATGAACAGCGCGGAACAGGCAGCCGGCGAGAAGCGGGTGATGGAAACGCTGGTCGAGCCGTTGAAGCGGCGAGGCTTGGCGAAGCCCTCGACCCTGACGGTGGCCGGCTTCGAGGAGATGGTCCAGGACATGTGCGCCCGGCTTGCATACATGTCCGAGGCCAGCCTTGCCGCACTGGAGGAACAGGTCGCGGCCAATCCGGGCGGCAAGGATCGGAACCGCTTTCCGATCGCAAACCTGATCCTGTCCTGGGCCGCCGATATTCAGCCGCCGGGCGATGGGGCGTCGCCGCTGATCCGTGCGGTCTTTGCACATCAGATCGGGCGAGCCGCGCTGGAGGAAGGCTGGGCGCCCGAGCTGCTGTTCGAGTTGCGCAAGACGCGCCGCTGGCCGGGAAGCTGGAGCCTGAAAACCATCAAGGACGGGGCAGGTGATGCCGTTCGAAAGCTGCGCGATTTCGAAACGCGGCTGGCGCGAGGCGATGAGCTGCTGCCGGCGGAACGGGACTGGCGGGATCGGCGGGTCGCGGCCCTGCAGCGGTGCCGTGATATCGAGGCGCTAATCACCCGGGAGGTCAGCTGATGGCGCGCGCGCAGGCATTGGCCAGTGCGGTTGATCTCGAGGCCGCCGAACGTCGGCTGGACGAAGAGCGCGACCGCATCGCCGCGATCAAGGCCGCAGCGCAGCCGCCGGCCGAATGCGGTCCGGAGATCATTGCGGCCCCGGCGCGCGGCGGCTTTGTCCTGCAGCGCATCCGCCACATGGAAGGCATGACGCGCGAAGACTTCGTTGAAACGCCTGACGGCTATGTCCGTCGCAGTCCGATCCGGCGTGGCGATGCATTCGACGCGATGGAGGCGGCTGCGCTGCGCCGCAAGCAAGCGTGCCCCCTGACGCCCGGACAGATCGCGATCGGGCGGCGGTATCATGACCTTGTCGAACTTCTGAGCGCGGATGGCACCAAACTGTCGCAGCTGGATGGATCATTCGGGTCGAGCGATGGCGGGGATTGGATGGATCAGCGCCTGGCCATCTCCCGCGAACTGGAAGGAATGCGTCGGAGGATTGGTAATGGCGTTGCGCTGGCAGTTCGACGCATTCGTCCTTCAGATCGAGGGCCACGGGCACGTGGCTCTATCTTGGACCGGGTTCTGGTTGATATGGTCTGCCTGCAAGGCCGTAGCCTGCCCGATGTGTTGAAAGGTCACGGATGGCAGGAAGATGGTCGAAACAAAAAAGCGCTCAGGGAAGCGCTGTGCCGCGCCCTGGACCGCATGATCGGCTATCGAGTTCAAAAAAGTTCTTGACCCCTTATGCCCCTCTGTGAGAACAGATTGGATAGTCTCAAGACGTGGCGCCGCCGGGGTTAACCCCCCGCCGGGGCCGCTCGTTTCGGCTCAGGCAGCGTGCGCTTGCTGCTGAAATGGGCGAAGGGCCTCTGCCTGATACTCCAGCCGCTCGAGCAACTCGCGATACTCGCTGTTGTGCCGATACGGCTTCAATGCTGTCAGGATCAGCTGCCACTCGTCATGGGAAAATGAGGGACAGAATGTGTTGCTCTTCATGGTCGCCCTCGTTCTTGGTCTATTGGCCTGTTCGCCAACGAACGGTGGGAACAGATCCTGGTTCGTATGGGATTCATAGCACCTGCCGCGTGAATACGGTGTGAACTAATCGACACCGGATGTGTCGTTTTTGCGAACTTGCGTCTGTGTCCACGCGCACACTCGGACAGGATGAGCGAAAGCAAAGTTGGAGGGCGGGCATGGATACATTGATGTCCATCGACACCAGTCCTTTCACCCTGGCACTGAAGCAGCTGGCAGATCGGGATGTCCGGATCGCCGGAACCTGGGCGCTCAACGACATGGCCGCCGATATACGGCATGACGTCACCGATCGGATGAAGGTTGTCTTCGATCGACCGACGCGCTGGACGCTGAACGCCTTCGAGGTGGTGCGGGCGAAGCCGATGACGCTCGAGGCCGAGGTCCGGCAAAGGGGCGGTTCGGCGTCTCGCCACTACCTGCGGGTAGAAGAGGAAGGTGGGCCGAGGCCACAAACCGGGTTCGAGATGCTGCTAGCGCGCAGCCTCGCCTACGAGGGGGTGATCCAGTCGATCATTCCCGGCGACAACGCCCGGCTCGACGCGTACGGAAACTGGTCGCCGGGCGAAAAGAACCGCGTGCTCTCGGATCTCCGGGCGCAGCGGGACGCGACGGCGAACAGCACAGCCGCCTCGCGTCGGCGTCACCGGCGCCGCGCGCGGTACTTCGTGCCCAGGCGGGGCCTTTCGGCCGGCATCTACAAGCGGGAGGCCAATGGCAACATTGGCATCGTCGCGGTCATCAGCACGAAGGTGCCGGTCTATCAGCAGAGGCTCGGCTTCTACGAGAATGCGGGGCAGCTATTTGCGGCGAAGATGTCGAGCCATCTAACCCGAACGCTTGGCCGGATGATGCAGAAGCGGTTCGGCTAGTCGCGGGTCCTTCCCGGCGATCTGCAGCACACGGGTAATTCGCACCCCGACAGTTTCGGCTCTCTTAACTGCTGGGAAAGCCTTAACAAAATAGCCTTAACATCAACCGCCCGCCTAAACAAACGCAAGGTTGCACAGAAAGGAAGCGTGATGCTGAACGCGACGCAGCTGGCTGACCGCCTGGGCGTCTCCAAGGCTCGGGTGTCGCAGTACCTGTCGGAAGGCAAACTTGCCGGATGCTATCAAGGCGAGGGCCGCGGTCGGCGCTTTGATCTTTCGAAAGTCCAGGCAGCGCTGCAAGGCCGCCTCGATCCCGGTCAGATGCTGGGGAACGGAGCTGCGACGCGGCAGGCACTGACCGATCTGGCAGACACGTCCGAGACGGCCAAGCCGCGTGGCGCAGCATCGCGACCGGATGGCGTCCTCTCGCCGCGCGATCCCGATCGCTACGAGCTGGCGCGGATTCAGAACGCGGAAGAGGATGCGCGACGAAAGCGCCGCGACAACGAACGTGATGAGGGTCGCTGGGTCCTGGCGGAGGAAGTGGAACGTGCGACGGCCAAGCTTACGGCTCGTGAGATCGGCCGGTTCGAAACCGTCCTGCGTGACGGCGCGCGTGCTGTTGCGGACCGTCTCGGTGTGGATTTTCGCGAGGCGAGGCAAATCCTCATGCAGACATGGCGGGCCCATCGCGGCGAGCGAACCGACGATCTGACCGGCGAGGCGGAAAGGACCGCCATGACGGATGCCGAACGCGAGGCGAATGGCTGATGGGATTCCTGAGCTCGGCCGAGGCTGCGGTCCTGCGCGGGATCGCCCAGGCGATGCTGCCGCCGCCACCGCCCGACATCACCCGCTGGTGCGAAGAGAATATCGAGTTCGACGAGCGCTCGCCGTTTCCCGGTCGATTTCGGATCGATCGCTTCCCGTTCCTGCGCCGTATCCACGAGGTGCTGTCGCCGGAACATCCCTGTCGTGAAGTGACGGTTCGTGGGTCCGCCCAGTGGGGCAAGACAGTGTCGGTTCTCAATCCGACGCTTGCCGCCTGGCATGAATACGGACCGCTCGACAGCCTGGTGGTGCATCCGACGACGTCCTCGGCGACGGAATGGGTCCGGACCAAGTGGATGCCCATGCGCCGCCAGGCGCCGAGTCTTCGGACGCTTTTCGGCGACGGCCGGGGCGAGCAGACCGACACGTTGCACAACCAGGAAACCATCCGCCGCGATGGCAGCATGAAGG